CTACTTTCTGCTCAAATCGGCCCAGGCCCAAACGACGCGGCCGACCACCGCCTGCCGCAAATCATGATCATACTGGTGCAGGTGGTAGACCTCCGGCCCGTATTCCGTCGCGTTGTCGCTGTAAAAGGTGACCGTGGCGAGCTCGCCCTTGCCGGCTGTCGCCACCCGCTTGACCATGCCCCCGCCCTCCTGGCCCGGCTCGCGCACCAGAAAGATGTTGCCGGGCGGGGCATAGCCCCGCTGTCCCCAATCGTTGCGGTCCAGCAGCACGATGTCCCCCGGATGCAGGGTGGGGATCATGGATCGCTGGTTCTTGCCGATTTCCACGGCGAGCAGGTTTGATCGCTGCATGACGGAGCGGTGTTCCCTGTAGACCAGCACCCAACTGAGAATGTCCTCTTGCGGGATGATGCCGGGACCTGCGCCCACCTCGCCCACCAGGGGCACGGCGAGATAGTTCTCCGCGTCCGGCGGCGCGGCGTTGCTCCCGGCCTGGACGATTTTCGCCTCGACAAAGCAGACGCTGCGCGTCGTCTCCTCCGGCCATTCAGGCAGGCGCACCGTGACGCCAAGGCGATCAAAGACCTCCGAGACCTGGCCCAGGGCCGGGGTGCGCGTTCCCCGCACCCAGCCCCAGAAGGTGACGTGGTTCACGCCCAGCGCGTCGGCCGCGGCGCGCGCGTTCCCCTTATGGGAGGCCAAAAAGTCATTCAAAAGCCTCGTGACGGTTTCTTTCAGGCGCATGCCGCAGTCTAGCATGATATTAGACGAATGCAATATGCGAATGCAAATTTTTCTTGCATTTAATATTAGCATAGTCTAATATTGCGTCAAACAGAGCGTCCCAAAGTCAACTGCTCTAAGGAGGGCACATGCCGATCCATCTTGCACAGATCCGGGCCTTTTTGAACCGTCCGGGCATCGAGGGGCCGCAGCAGGTGCGCGGCTACATTCCCTGCTACAGAACCCGCGGCGGAACCGCCAACTACCGGGGACCGGAAAGCGGCCCCCCGGCGGACTTCATCGCCATGGGCGTCTCCGGCGTCACCATCGCCACCGGCGTTGACCTGGGGCAGACCGACGCTGCCGCCCTGCTGCGCGGCGGCCTGGACTCCGGCATCACCTGCATGCTGCGTCCCTACCTCGGCTTGCGCAAGGAGGCGGCCATCCACAAGATCCACGCGCTGCCCCTGATCATTGCCCCCGCCACGGCCGACGCGCTGGACGAGGTGATGATCGGCATCCATGCCGGGCGCATCCGCGTGCGCTACGACAGCTCCCGGCCCGTCACCCCCTTTGACGGGCTGCCCTGGCAGGCCCAGGCGGCCATTTTTTCCCTCCTCTACCAGCGCGGGACCGGCGCAAGCGACAAGGCCCCCAACACCTGGGCGGCCCTTGTGCGCGGAGACTGGCGGGACGCTTCGGCGCGCTTCTGCGACGCCTCCCTGTGGGTCGGATACCAGGAGCGGCGCAAGCTTGAGGGCGCGCTGCTCAAGGAGATCCTATGAGCATGATCGCGGGAATCCCCCTTATCGGCAGCCTGATCGGCAGGGTCTTTGACCGCCTGCTGCCCGACAGGGCCAGGATCAACGAGGCGCAGGCGCGCATCACCGAGGCGGAGGTCTCGGGCGGGCCGGCGTCCATCCTGCGCCTGTGGCGGGGCTTTGTCGGCTGGATGCTCGGCCTGTGCCTGGCCTGGGAAATCATCGCCCGGCCCGTCATCGTCACCTATTGGCCCGAGACCCTGCTGCCGCCGTCCATGATCAAGGAAATCCTCACCGTGCTGCTCGGCATGCTGGGCCTGTCGTGATGAACGCCTTTCAGCGGGATATCCTGGAGCGCTTGACGCGCATCGAAACCCAGCTCACGGAGCGCTGTGCGGTGCGCGGCAGTGCGCTTGAGGCCGTGGAAGCGCGCGTCGGCGTCCTGGAGGCTGTCGATCAGCGGCGCAGGGGCGGCTTCGCGCTGGTGGGCGGCCTGGTCTCGGCCGCCGGGGTGCTGGGGGGGCTGGCGGCGAAATTCTGGCCCTGGGGGCAGGGATGAATATGTCCAGGCAAGACGCCCTCACACTGTACCAAGGCATAACAGCGCCTGCGAATATGCGCGCGGCGCTGGCGGGCGATCTCTTCTTCCTCCTGTTCCGGGGCATGGGCCGGGCGGACATGAACCGCGACTTCCTCTATGATCGCTGCCGCGAAGTGCAGGCCCGGCCCGACGGCTACCTGGACCTGTGGGCGCGTGAACACTACAAGTCCACGATCATCACGGTGGGCAAGACGATTCAGGACATCCTGAACGACCCGGACATCACGGTCGGCATTTTTTCGCACACGCGCCCGATCGCCAAATCCTTTTTGAAGCAGATCAAACGGGAATTCGAGGCCAACACGCTGATCCGGGAACTCTTCCCCCACGTCGGGCCGCCCGATCGCCGGGAGCGGCGCACCTGGTCCGAAGACGAGGGCCTTATCGTCCGGCGCGGCAGCAACCCCAAGGAGGCCACCCTGGAAGCCTGGGGCCTGGTGGACGGCCAGCCCACGGGCAAGCATTTTTCCCTGCTGGTGTACGACGACGTGGTGACGCGCCAGAGCGTGCATACGCCGGATCAGATCAAAAAAACCACGGAAGCCTGGGAGCTTTCCCTGAACCTCGGCGCACGGGGCGGCGCGCGCCGCATGATCGGCACCCGCTACCACCTGTATGACACCTACCGCGAGATCCTGGATCGCGGCGCGGCCCTGCCCCGCCTCCACCCCGCGACCAGGGACGGCGCGATGGAGGGCGAAGCGGTCTTGCTGGAGCGCGCGGATCTTGATCGCAAACGGCGCGACATGGGGCCGTACACCTTCGGCTGCCAGATGCTGCTCAACCCGGTGGCGGACCGGACCCAGGGCTTTCGCGAAGAATGGCTGCGCTTCTGGGAAGCGGGGAAGCGGCGGGGGCAGAACCGCTACCTCCTGGTCGATCCGGCCGGAGAAAAGAAAAAAGGCAGTGACTACACGGTGATGTGGATAATCGGGCTTGGCGAGGACGGCATGTACTACGCCGTGGACGGCATCCGCGACCGGCTGAACCTGACGCAGCGCGCCCGCGCCCTGATGACGCTGCACCGCACGTACCGCCCCCTGGCCGTGGGCTACGAGCGCTACGGCATGCAGGCGGATATCGAGCATATCGGCTTTATCCAGGAGCGGGAAAACTACCGTTTCGCGATCACGGAGCTTGGCGGCCCCCTGCCCAAGAAGGATCGGATCCGCCGCCTCATCCCCCTCTTCGAGCAGGGCCGCCTTTATCTGCCCGCCCGCTGCCCCTTTCGCGACGCGGAGGGCAAAGACCGGGACCTGACGCGGGAATTCACTGCGGAAGAATACCTCGCCTTTCCGGTCGCGCTGCATGACGACATGCTGGACTGTCTTTCCCGCATCCTGGACCCGGAGCTTGGGGCGGCCTTTCCCCTGCCGGCGGAACGGGACTGGCGCGCACAGGAGGAGGATCGCTATGATCCAAGGAAATGCTGACATGCTCCACCTCGCGCCCGTCTCGGATGTCCGCGCCCGCGCCTATCTTTTCGCGCGCATGCTGGAAGAAGGCCGCGCGGGCATCGTGCAATACCACCTGCCCGAGCCGAGCCTGGACCTCTGGCTCGAACATACCGCGCCGGAAAAGGCGTGGCTTGTTGCTATATGTGTGGACACGCGCCTGGCGGCAGCCGCATGGTTCACCGACTTTAGCGGCAGGGCCGCCTTTGCCCACTTTGCCGTCTTTCGCGGCTTTGCGCATATATCCCGCCAAATCTGCCATTATGTCTGCCAATGGGCATTCGCAGCAGGCGGCCTCGCCTGCCTGCTGGGCGTCATTCCGGCGGTCAACCGCGCGGCCATCGCAACCATGCGGGCAAGCGGCTGGCAGGAGATTTTCCGCATTCCCCAGCTCTGTTTCGTGCATAAGCTTGGCCGGTGCGTTGACGGCGTGCTCTGCCATTTTTCTCCTCAACTGTTACGCGAGGTTGTGCCATGAAAAAGCTCATTTGTATCTTTGCAGTGATCTGTCTTTCCCTTGGCTGCCTGTGCGCCGACGCCCAGGCCGGAGGCGGAGGCGGCGGGGGAGGCAAGGGCGGCGCGCCGTCCGCGCCCGCCGCGCCCCCGCCGCCACCCCCTGCGCCCATCCCCGACACCACGCCGCAGGAGGCCGTGAGCGCGGCAGTGCGCGATGATGAACGCAAAAAGCTGCGCCAGCGGCAGGGGGTCGGCGGCACGCTGCTCGCCCCCCTGGGCAAGACCGGCGGCGGTGAGGACGGCAATACCCTGCTGGGAAGAATAGGCCAATGACTCTCAAGGAACTCAAGGAATACGTCGCGCACCTGGAGGACTTGCGCCTACCACGCCTCGCTGTATGGCGCGAACTGCGGGACGCCATCATTCCCCACCGCGGCGTCTTTCCCTCCGATACCGAGGCATCCCGCGCCAGGCTCGCCGCGGCCCTGGACAACTATACCAACGCCCCGCTCCAATCCCTGCGGCGCGGATCTTCCGGCCTGTGGAGCGCCATGACCCCGCCCGGCCTGCCCTGGTGGCATCTCGGCTTCGGCGACGCCGCCATGAGCAGCATGTGCCTTGCCGAGACGCCCGGCGCGCGCGAATGGCTGGACGCCGTGGAGGAACGGATCGCCTCGGAGCTGCGGCGCAGCGGCTTTTACCAGGCCATCCACGCCGGAAACGAGGAATACGTCGGCTACGGCTGCATGCTCCTGTACGCGGGCATGGAAGACAGCCTTGACGCCGAAGGCAGCTACGAGCAGCGCGTCCTGTGTTCGCAGGCGCCCTGCGGCACGTATTCCGTGGCGCTCGATACAACGGGCGACGCGCAGGCCGTTGCCAGGATCATCCGCTACAGCCTGAAAGAACTTGCGAAAAAATACGGCAAGGCGCGGCTCTCCAGGGCGTCACGGGCAGCCCTTGAGAAAACGCCCTACAAAAAAGTGAACGTGATGCACGTCGTCACGCGCCGCACGGATCGCGCGCCGGGCCGGGAAAACGGGCGCAACATGCCCGTGGCCTCGTATTTTTACGAGGAAGACGGCGAAGACCTGCTCCACGAAGGCGGCTACCGCGAAATGCCGTACTTTTTCGCCGCATGGACCAGTGGCGTCACCCTGTACGGCCACGGACCGGGCGACATGGCCCTGGGCGAAATCCGCACCCTGAACGCCATGGAGCGCGACGTGCTCATCGGCCTCAAAAAAACCGTAGACCCGCCCATGAACGTGCCCGCCTCCCACCGCAAGGACTTCAGCACCAGGCCGGGCGCGCGCAACGAGGTCACCGACCCCTCGCGCGAAAGCTCACGGCCCGCCCAGGAGGTCAACTTCCTGCCCGGCCTCCAGGCCGTGCACGCAAAGATACAGGAGGTCGCGGCCCGCATTGACGACATTCTGCTCGGCCGCGTCTTTGCCGATCCCTTCCTCGACCAGCTTCCGCAGGGCGTGACCGCAACGGCCATCCTGGCCCAGCGCCAGCAGCGGGCGCAAATGATGGGCCCGGCGGTATCCGGCTATGAAACGCGCATCCTTGTGCCGCTGATCATGCGCGTCAAATCGCTGCTGGACGAGGCCGGGCTGCTCCCGCCCCTGCCGCCTGCGCTTGCCGCCCTCACACGGACGCACAGGATGCCCCGCGCCCTTTTGAACGTGGACTTTGTCTCCCCCATGCAGACGACCCTGCGCATGGACAGCGCGCAGGCGAACCTGGCCTTTGCGGAGCGGGTGGCCCTTGTCGCGCGCGTCGACCCGCAGGCGACGGACAAGCTGAACACGGATCAGCTCGTTGACGAGCTTGCCAAGGACCTGGGCGCGTCAGGATCCATCGTGCGCTCGGACCCGGAGGTCGCGCAGATCCGCGAGGCCAGGGCCGGGGAACTGCCGCATCCCCGCCTTCGCGGGGACAAACTTGGGACTGGACCCCCGCCTTCGCGGGGGTGACGTTCGCGGTAGCCGTAGGCGAGTCTTCGCCTCAGCCGCTGCCGCAGGCTTACAGATGAGGACAGCATAGATAGCAGCGATGGGAACGCGAAAAGGCGTTGCGAAAGCAACCGTCACCCCCGCGCAGGCGGGGGTCCAGTCCCAAAAAACCTAACAGGAGCGAACAACATGGAAAGTACAGACGAATCCGCAACGCCGGGCACACCCCCGGCCACCCCGCCGGCAACGGCTAAGGCGTCGCCATCCGTACGGCTCGAAAATTCGCCTACGGCTGCCGCAGGCGACACAGCCCCGCAAGACGCTACCCCTCCGTCAGCTCAACCCATCACCCCTGACTGGCGCGCGGGACTTCCCCCGGAAATACGCGACGCCCTCGGCGACGACGCCGACCCGGCAGAAGCCGCCAAAACCTACGCGCGCGGCGCGGCGTACAAGCCCGCGCAACGACCGGAAGACATCACCCTCGATCCGGGCAAGGGCGAAGCGTTGCACCCCGGCCTGGAAAAACTCTTCAAGGACATGTGCATCGCCCAAAAGATGACCCCCGCCCAGGCCCGGGCCGTTGCGGACTTTCACGGGCGGTTCAGCGCGGAAGCCAGCCGCCTCTACCTGGAGCACGGCAATGCCGAGCTTGAGCGGCGCTTCGGCGCGGACACGGCCAAGGTCAAGGACAATGCCCTGAAAATGTTCGCCGGCCTCGACCGCGCCATGGACGGCAGGCTCTCGGCCGGAGCGTCGGGCAGGCAGATCGCCTCCGACCCCGTGGCCGTCGAAGCCCTGGCCCTCCTCTACCAAAAGCTGGGCGAGGACGCCCTCGGCGCGAGCTCCCCGTCCGGGGGCGAAGAAAAGGCGATGAGCGACAAGGAATTTTATGAACACGTGTTCAGCACGCAAACCCGCGGCGCACGGACGCCGCTGTAAAAGGAGAAGGCATGGAAACCCTGCGCGAAATCAGCATCAAACACGCCAAGAAGCAGCCGCAGCAGGTCGAGTACCTGACGGAAGAATCCCCGATCCTGGACGTGACGAAGTGGACCCCGGCGAGCCACGACTTCTGGAACGCTGCGGAACGGATCACCGACATCACCGGCCCCGGCTACGTCAGGATGAACGACGAACTGCCCGTTGTCGGCGTCTCTTCCGGCATGGAAAAGATCGACCTCAAATCCTGGGCGGCGAAATGGAAGTCCCGCAGGACACCGCGAAGCAGTTCGGCGGCGCGCCCGCGTATTTCGCCAAAAAGCAGCCGCTCATCCTCAAAAAGGCCGGCAACGACACGGAGTTGAAGCTCTTTCAGGACAACTGGCGCGCGTTCGCCATTGACGCGCGAAACGTCATCAACGCGGGCGGCACGGGCACGGGGCTGAACACCATCCTCTGCGTGCGCTTTGACGAAGCCTCGAACATCGGCCTGTACAACCCCAACCAGTTCACGCAGGGATCCCTGCTCGAACTGGAATTTTTGAACAACGGCGCGCTGATGCGCTTGAAGCACGCCCCGAACACGGGCGTCAACGGCTACGCCATGCAGCTCAAGGGCGCGTTCGGCTGGCAGATCATCAGTCCCAAGACCATCAGCGGCATCGTGAACATCACGGACGGCAGCGCGCCGAGCGAGATCATGCTGGACGACATGGTCGCCAACGCGCGCGGCAGCAGCAAGAACACCTATATCTTCTGCCATCCGCGCGCGCTGGCCCACTTCATCAACCCCTTGAAGACCGGCAAGCTCCACACCTCGGTCAAGGAAAAGGATTTGGACACCTACCTCGAGAGCTGGCACGGCATCCCCATCATCGCGTCCTACAACCTGCTCTGGAACGCCGAGAGCGCCGTCAATGCATAAGGAGACAGCCATGTACAAGCACATCCTCAAAGCACGCGACCAGATTTTCGAGGAAGGGGTCAGCCTGCCGCTGGCCGCCCCCCATGCCTGCGCGAACGGCCTGAATGCAGGCAACAAGCTCGGCATGCTGGCCTGCACCCTCACCGCCGGGTCCCCGGTCCGCATCGCTGCGGGCGCGGCCATTACGGTCAGCTTCCGGCATGCCGACGCGAATGACGGAAACTATGCCGAACACAGCGCGCACAGCGTCACCCTGGCGGACGCGCTGATCGTCTCCCACGGCGGTGTTGTGGCGCGCGTCGTGCTGCCCCCGGACACGAAGCCCTGGATCAAGGCGCAGGTGGACTGCGACGATAGTTCCGCCTCCGGCGCCATCGACGTGTTTGTTGAATACCTTGCAAGGTAGACCCATGAAAAACTCAGGGAGTGTCTCAGTTTGTCGTCAGACGAGGAAGGCGAGTTTTTTGCGACGGGAGTGTACTCTTCGGTACATGACCGGAGCAAATAACGAAGACTGACGAAGTATCACGGCAAACTGGGCACTCCCAGGCGAGGTAACCATGCCTGGCGAAGTCTCCTTGATGAACCGCGCCCTGCGCATCTTTGCCGGCGGCCGCGTCATCTCCCCCGATGACAGCACGCGGGAAGCCGCGCATTGCAAGGCGGCGTGGGATGAGGCGCGGGATGCCGCGCTTGCGGCCTACCCCTGGGGCTTTGCGACACGCTGGGCGCGTCTGGCCAAAAACGCGGACGCGCCCGCTTTCGGCTTCACGCATGCCTACGCCCTGCCGGCGGATTTTCTGTACCTGATCGACATCCGCGGCAAGGCTGACCTGACGGCGCCGCCGGAGCGGCATTGCATATCCGTCGGAACCAACAACACACCCGCGGTCTTCGCCGACGCGGAGCAGGCCTTTGCCCGCTACGTCTTCCGGCATGCGCAGTGCGCGATCTGGCCGGAACACTTTTGCGAGGTCTTTGCCGCGCGCCTTGCCGCTGCCGTCGCCCCCTACCTGGCCCAGGACGCGGGCATGGGCGTCAAGCTGCGGGAACTGTACCGCCGGGAGCTTGCCCTGGCGGCCACGGCGGACGCCAGGCAGGATTTTGCGCCGGAGGTGCGCGAGACGTGCGACTACATAGATGGTCGACAGGGGTAGTTCTGGACCCCCGCCTGCGCGGGGGTGACGTTCGGAGACGCGAAAATGCGCTGCGTAAGCAACCGTCATTCCCGCGAAGGCGGGAATCCAGAAACAGCAATGGATAAAACGTAAAGTTGAAAAATGAGATGTGCTGACCCTGGAGGAATTATGGCCTTTCATATCCTGCAAAATGTCCTGAACGGCGGCGAAATCGCCCCGACGATGCACGCGCGCTTCGACCAGCCGCGCTACCAGACCGGCGCGTACGAGATGCTGAACGCCGTGCCCCTGCCGCAGGGCGGCGTCACCAAGCGGCCCGGCATGATCTTTTGCGGCCCGGCTTTGGCGCAGGGTAACAATCATGCTTTACTCGTGCCCTTTGTCTATGACGGACAGCACCGCATGCTGGAACTTGCCGCAGGCCTGGGCCGCGCCTGGTATCCGAACGGCACGATCGTGCCCGGCGGAAGCTTTGCGCATCCCTACAGCGGCGAGGACCTGGCCGGCCTGCGCTTCGCCCAGTCCGCGGACGTGATCTTCGTGGTCTCCCCCAGGCACAGGCCCGCCAAGATCAGCCGCTACGCGGACGACGACTGGCGTCATGAAATCCTGAGCTTCACCCCCAAAACGCCCACACCCGGAAGACCGACCCTGGCAACCGGCGGCGAAGTGCCCGGCAGCGGCAACCAGACCTATTCCTACAAGATCGTGGCCGTCAACCCGGAGAGCGGGGAACTCTCCCTGCCCTCGCCGGAAACGGATATTCATTGCGCAAGCCTGTCCCTGACCTGGTACGTCACGGTGAGCTGGCCCGCCCTGCCGGGCATCCAAGAATACCGCGTCTACAAGAAGAAGAGCGGCGTCTACGGCTTTATCGGGCGCACCGCGGACGGCGCGACAAGTTTTCAGGACGCCAACGTGGCGCCCGATCTCGGCGATACCCCGCCGGGGAAAAAAACGCCTTTTGAAGACCAGGACGACTACCCGGCCCTCGCGTATTTCATCCAGCAGCGCCTGGGCTTTGCGGCCACCATCGCAAGACCCCTGACCATCTGGACCTCGCAGAGCGCGAATTTTGAAAACCTGGCCGCCTCGCAGCCCCCGCGCGACGACGACGGCATAGAGGCCACCATCGCCGGGGAGCGCCAGACGCGCATCCTGTGGTGCGCGAGCGAGGGCAAGCACCTTGTCATCGGCACGGCAGGCGGCGAGTGGCTGCTTTCCCCCGGCGCGGGCAACGTGATCACCCCGGCGAGCCACGGCTTCAACCCGCAGTCCCACGTGGGCAGCCAGCCGGGCCTTGGCGCGCTGCGCGCCGCTGACGGCATCCTCTTCGTGCAGCGGGGCGGCGGCGCTGTGCGCATGCTCACCTACAACTTCGACGAGGACAAGTTCAAGCCCAGGGACCTCTCCATCCTTGCCTCGCATATCCTTGAAGGGAAAACGATCAGCTCCTGGGCCTGGCAGCTTCTCCCGCACGGCATTGCCTGGGCGAGCCTGTCCGACGGCACGCTTGCGGCGCTGACGCTCCTTGTCGAACACGACGTGATCGGCTGGCACAGGCACGAGACGGACGGCTTCGTGGAACAGGTGGAGACGCTGCCCTCCGGCGGCGGCGAATTCGACCTGATCTGGCTGCTGGTAAAGCGCGGCGGCACGCGCTGTGTTGAGGTCATGTCTCCCTATTTCGCCGGCGCGGACAAGGAGACGGCCTTTTTTACGGACTCCGGCCAGAGCTTTTATGACAACGGCCTCACACGCCTGGACGGCCTGGACCACCTGGAAGGCCGCACGGTGCATATCCTGGCGGACGGGGCCGTGCATCCCCCGCGCACAGTGGTTGCGGGCGGGATCATCCTGGACTATCCCGCCAACGTCGTGCACGTCGGCCTGCCCTACGCCATGCGCGTCTCCCCCACCACGCCGGAGCCGCTGCTGCCGGACGGATCAAGCGCCGGGCGCGTCAAAAAAATCAGCGCCGTCAAAGCCTTTTTGTACCAGACCCTCGGCCTCGCCGTGCAATGCGGCGCTGAAAAGAGCATGCCGGCCGCCTACAACAGCTTTGCGACGCCCGCCAGGGACTTGCCGGGCTGCATCGAAAACGGGGCCGTGGATATTTCCGTCGGCCGGGGCTGGAGCGACGACGCGAGGCTGACGCTCATTTCCGATACGCCGACGCCCTGCACCATCCTGGCGCTTGTCTCCACCCTCGAACTCTCCCCAGGCGGAAAGGGGCATACACTATGAAAGCGGCACTCGCGCTCGGCGCAATGGCGGTCATGGCCGCCGGCCAGGCCTTTATGCAGGCCGAACAGCAACGCGCGGCACGGCAGGCGCAGGCGAACTCCGCGCAGGCCCAGGCGCAAACAGCGGCGAACAACGCCCTTGCCGCGCAACAGCAGGCGGACCTTGCCCTGCAAAAGGGCGAGGCGGAAAAACGCCGCATTGATACGGAGCGGGACACAGCAAGCCGCGACTACCAGGCGCAGGCAGCCGCGCAGCGATCCCTGCTTGCCTCCGGCAACGTGGACCTGGCCTCGGGATCAGCCGCCGACTCCCTGCTCGGCAATGCCGCGATCTACGGCGAAGACGCGGCCGCCAACCGGCACAACTGGGCGCTGGCCGACTGGCAGGCCGGGGAAAACGCCAGGCAGGCTCTCCTGCAGGCGGATGCGTTCAATGCGCAGTCCCAGGGGTACAGCCGGCAGGCTTCCTGGCTCAGCAAGTCCGCCGGCAACATCGGGAATTCGCTTTTGTCTGCGGGCCTTGCCGGGGCAAGGGCCGCAAGGACTTTTTAGAGCGATTTCAGAAGGAGACAGCCATGACCGTGGAATTTCCCCCCAGCCCCATCAATCGCTACCTTGGCGACGGCGTACAGACTGTATTCCCCGTGAGCTTCCCCCTTTTCGGCGACGGGCGGCACGTCAGGGCCGTCATCTCCACGGGCGGCGGCATGCTTGAAGAGCGTGAACTTGCGTACGGCCTCGACTACAGCGTTTCCGAAGTCGCAGGCGGCGGCGAATGCACCACGACAACGCCCGTTCCGAACGGGCATCTGCTGACGCTCTACCTTGAGCTTCCCTGCGTGCAGCCGCGCGACTTCGACAACCTGGGCCGCCTTGACGCGGAGGAACTCGAAAAAGGCCTCGACTACCTGACGGCGCTTGTGGCGCAAAACGCGGCTGCCCTGGCCCGCGCGTTCACCATCCCCGTCAGCAGCGGCCAAAGGCCCGAAGATCTGATCTCCGGTATCTTCACTGCCCGCGATGCATCCCAGGCCTGCCGCGACGAAGCCTGCGAATGCGCGGATGCGGCGGCGCAAAGCGCGGCCAGGGCCGGGGAGGCGCGGGAGGTTGCCATTGCGCAGGCCCTGGCGGTCAATACGCTGATGGCTGCGGAAATGGCAAAAATCACCCTCGTCGCCGGGGCGCTGCGCGACGAGATGGGGGAGCTTGCCCAAAGGCTCGACAACTGCGTCGCCAGGGCTGCGTTTGACGAGCAGTGCGACGCGCTTGCGGCCCTTGCGCAGCGCGTGTCCGGCCTGGAAGATATGGCCGCGTCCGGCGGCGCGCAGCAGACGAACGCCCCCGCCGCAATGCCGCTTGCGAGCACAGCCGAAGGCGTCGGGCAAGTGGTGCGCACGTCGAACAGGGTGGTGCCGCCAGGCGGCGCCTGGCTGGTGTTTGGCTTCGCGACAACGGCGCTCGGGGACATTTCCGGAAGATTCTACCCCAACCTGCCGGCAAGCCTGTATGTCGGCATCCATGCCGGGGGCACGAACCTGTCCTCCCTGTACGACACGGCCGGACTGGTATGCTGGCGAATAGCCTGACGCCGCGTCTCCCAAGTCTTGCGCTCTCTTATGTATTGGTCTATACATGATTTAGAAAAGAAATAAGGAGTTGCTATGGCATCTTCCGATACTACGCGCACGAACAGGTCCACGGCGGGCGCCATACGGCGTTCACTAGGCAGGCAGATCCTGCTGCTCATATTCGGCATGACCGCGCTTACCGTGGCGGTGTCCTCCCTGGTCAGCATACAAATCGGCAAGCAGGCCAAGCAAGCCATGCTGCGCAACATGGCGGAAAACGGCGAACAGGTGAGCAGCCTGCTGCGCATGTCCATAGAAAAACCCATGCTGATCGGCGATGACGAGACAACGACCCGCGAATTCGTTTTGCTGGCCGAAAAATTTCCCTCCGCCTACGTCTCCATAGCCAGTTACGATGGAACCGTGACCTATGCC